ATGGTGTTAATTTAGATGCTGCTGCATCTAGACTTCAGACTATAAAAGATGGTGATGTAAAAATAGATTGTGCAGTAGTTACTATACAATTTGCAGGAGACTTAGCATGACAGGTATAATTAAGACAGATCAGTTACAAGGCGCGCAGTCTTCAACAATAACGATACCAACAGGAAATAAGATAAGTATTGCGGATAGTGCAACTATAGGAACAATTAATGCTTCAACATCATTACTAAATTTAATTAAAAGTAATGGTACAGAAGTACGAGTTATGAATGGCTCTGAGTTTATGGGAAGATTTCAAAATAATGATGCAGTAAAATTATTCTTTGATAATAGCAAAAAATTTGAAACGGCATCAACTGGTGTAAATGTAACTGGTGGTATTGGATTAGGTGGAACTGGTGCAGTCAATATTCTTGACGATTATGAAGAAGGAACTTGGACAGCAACCTTAACTGGAAGTACATCAAATCCATCTACAGCAGTTACACAAGCAGGAATATATACAAAAATAGGCAATATGGTTTATGCACAATTTCAAATGAGTAATGTAAACTCTACTGGTGCTGCAGGAGGGGTGAGAATTACTGGATTACCTTTTGCAGCTGGTGGTGCTCAAGCAACTGGAAATGTAATGTTTTATGTTCGTTTTACAATAGGTACTACTTCTGCAAATATAACCCCATATGTTCAAGGCACACGAATAGATTTTTATCAGTCAGTAAATCAAGGAGGTTGGGGTGAAATAGCACATAATGCTGGAGCTGGTGCTTATATATCAACATCTGTATTTTACAAAACTAATAGTTAGGAGTTTAAAGTGGCAATAACAAAAGCAATAGAAATAGCAAAAATAGAGGTTGTAGAAACTTGGAATATCCAAGTGGCAACCGATACAGTTATCAAAGAAGATGGCACAGAAATTAGCAGGTCAAGGCATAGGCACGTCTTGCAACCTTGTTCATCATCAAAAGATTCAGATAACAATTGGACACACACCGACACCGACATAAGTGGTGAAGCTGCAAATGTTCAAGCAGTAGCAAATGCTGTGTGGATAGATTCAGTAGAAACAGCGTATAAAACATGGGTAGAAGCACAAGAGGTATAAATAACAATATGACAAAAGCAAGAGAATTAGCAGAATTAGCGAAAGCAGTATCGGTACACGGTAACAGAATTGACTTTGATAGACAAATGCAAGTTCCTGGTTTACTTGACTCTGCACAAGTTTTTGTGTTATCTACTGATTCTTCTGAAGTACAACATATGATCGATTCAAATGGAATTATTGATTCGGCGGGAGTTACAACAATTGCTGACAATCAGGCACTGCTTAACTCATTAATTTTTGGAGGTTAATAAATGGCGAATACGCTTAAAAATATATTAAGGACACAATTAAGCACCGATTCTGCCACGCTTTATACATGTCCAAGTTCAACAAAAACAATTATTATTGGAATGTCTGCAGCTAATGTTTTACCAAATAAGAATGTAAACTTTAGTGCAGCTATTATGGATTCAGCTACAGATTCTGATCCAACGCATATTATTAGAAATGCTACAATTGCGCCTGGTGGTACTGAAGTTATCATAGGTGGCGATCATAAAATTATAATGGAAGCAACTCATAGATTAAAAGCTGTGTCATCAGATTCAGATTCAATAGATATAATAGTATCATACGTGGAGCAAACATAAATGTCAACAATAGGTAATAAGGCGCCTGAGAGTTACGTTACTGTTCAAAAGCAAACAATTACTGGAAACGGTGGAACCTCTTATACTCTTAGTCAAGTTGTATCAACTGCAACAGACATCGAAGTCTTTGTAAATAATACGAGACAAGAACCGATTGTTGCTTATAATGTCAGTTCAACTACATTAACAATGACAGGCGTTATAAACTCATCTGATTCTTTTTATGTAATATTTCAAGGTAAAGGTATTACTTCAGTAAATCATCCTCCACAATCTCCAATTACTGCAACAAGTGCAACATTAACAGGAAATATTACTACAAGCGGAAATGCAACATTAACAGGAAATATTACTACAAGCGGAACTTTGAATACACCATCAATAAACGGTGGTCAGATTGGTGGGAGAAGAAACATTATCATCAATGGTGCAATGAAGATAAAACAACGTGGCAGTGCAACTTTTAACCATGCTGCTACAGGAACAGCAAATTTATATGGTTTAGATAGATTCCAATTTCAATCAACAGGTTTAGACCAATTAGAAGGCACTATCGCACAAGCTGCTGATGCACCTGTAGGTTTTGCAAACTCTCTAAAATGGACAACAACTGAACCTGAGTCAGCTATTGCAGCAGCTGAAACATTTGATTGTTGTCAAAAGATAGAAGCACAAGATTTACAGCAATTAGCTTTCGGCACATCCAGTGCTAAAAACCTAACTTTAAGATTTTATGTTAAATCTTCTGTTGCTGGTACTTATGGAATAAATGTTTTTAAAGCAGATTCAACTGCAAGACAATTAACTTCAACTTATACTATAAGTTCTGCTAACACATGGGAAGAAAAAACAATTAATATTCCTGCTGATACAAACAGTGGTGGTACTATAGCTGATGATGTAGGTGAGGGTTTAAGAATTACATGGCATTTAGGAACTGGGTCAAACTTTACTTCAGCAAATAATGCTCTTACATGGGCTAATTATGCAGATGCTGGTTGGGCATTTGGTCATGCACAAAACAATGTTGCTCTTACTGATAATGCAACATGGCAACTTACTGGAGTCCAACTAGAAGTCGGCTCTCAAGCCACATCATTTGAGAATAGGTCATTTGGGGAAGAACTAGGTTTGTGTCAGAGGTATTTTCAGTCAGTAATGACTGGTGCTAACAATGTAAATAGTGCTGCAAGTATTGGCATGAATCCACAATTTTTTCAACCAATGAGAGCTACTCCAGCCGTAGGGCAAGAAGGGGTTTTTAACGTCAATAACAGAACATCAAACCAGTCTCAAAGTTCAGCACACATTAGTTTGTACGCTGGAGATACTAGAGGTGTTGCAATAAATATGCAGAACTTTTCTAGTTTAGTACTAGATGCACCTGTTATTGCTAGATATCAAAATACTAACGGAATAACACTTGATGCTGAATTATAGGAGTAAATTATGAATATAACTAATGCAAAATACTTTCAAGATAATGGAGAAAATTGTTCAATAAACTGCACTGTAGATGGACAAGATTTAGCTATACCACTAGATCCTAACAACAGACACTATACAGCAATCCTTGTGTGGGCAGCAATAGATGGCAACACAATAGAGGATGCAGATTAATGAGTAGTTTAACAGTTCAAAATATACAAGGTTCGGCGAGTAGTAGTAATACTATAAACGTTGCGAGTGGGCATAAGATAACTGGAGCTGCAGGATCTTTAGTAGCACCGGGTCAAGTGATACAAGTATATCAACATACCAGTACAGCAACAGTATCAAATACAACAACAACTTATAAAAGTACTGGTTTATTTTTAACATTTACTCCATTTAGTAGCTCAAGTAAATTTTTAGTTAGTTTTAATGGCTATGGAACAAATGGAACAAATACTAAAAAAGCCGTTGCTAACGTCTCTATTAATCCTTCAAGTTCAACTAATGCTGGAACAGTCCTTGCTGGTGGAACTTTATTAGCTACAGGAACTATGGGAATGGCAATGAATCATTCAAATTCAGGTCAACTTGTATCAGCTTTATCTGCCTCACTTTTACATGCACCAGCTACAGCTTCAGCAGTAACTTATAATGTTGTCGTTAAGCAAGAAGGTGGTGGAATAGCTTACTGGGCAGGTTACAATATCTTGACAACGTTAACTGTTATGGAGATCGCACAATGAGTACTCTCGGTAAGTCTCCACAGTTTGGTGTATATCAAAGAATGGATGCTATCACTGGTACAAGTGACTCATCATATACACTAAACATTAATAATATACCACAACCAAATTTAATTGCAGAACAACTAATTGTATCTATTAATGGTGTTATTCAAGCACCAAACTCTGCTTATACTGTGACAGGAACCACTATAACATTTAGTGAAGCAATTGATTCAAGTGATACTATTGATTTTATAACTGCATTAGGTGAAGCGCACAGTACAAGCACAGTTTCAGATAATGTGATAACTGCATCTAAGTTAAATGATGCAATAGGAATTACAAATACACCAGTAAGAAAAAATCGAAATAGTATATCAACAGGATTTACTTTAGACTCAAATGATAATGCAATGGTCGCAGGACCTATAACTATTGACTCAGGAGTTTCAGTAGTCATTAACGGATCGATGTCGATAGTATAGGAGAAGACATGGCATTAACGAGAGTAAAAAAAGTACCAACCGCAAACTTAGTTCAAGGGAGTAGCTTTTTAACAGGTATGCCTGCTGGTAGTGTGATACAGACAGTTGCGGCTCAATTGCAATCATCAAACACCACGCCAAATACAAGCTTTGGTGATGTTAATGGAACATCTATAGCTATAACACCATCAAGTACATCAAGTAAGATTTTTATTTCTTGGAATTGTGGTGGTATGGCTAATAATACGAATAATTCTATTAGATTTAAAATATTTCGAGGTTCAACAGAAGTAAGGTATATACCTAGATATGGTTATAGTACAAATACAAATGGGTCGATTTGGGTTCCATGTCCAATAGCTATTCAATATTTAGATTCACCTTCAACTGCTTCTTCAGTAACATATAAATTGCAATGTGCAACTCAAAATGATGGAGATTTTAGAATCAATGATGAGCCTGATGCAAAAGATTCTATGGTTGTAATAGCTATGGAGATTAAAGGCTAATGTTTAAACTGTAACTTGTATAAATAGAATTATAATCCATTGGGGAGAGTGAACCGATGCCTACAGCACAACAAAAAGATTTCGTTGTTAAGAACGGAATTATAGTAAATCAAAACATTACGATTAATGGCAAAGCGCACGACCGAATACTTGATTCGGCCGACGTGTTAATTGTATCTCCACTCGGTGATCCAGCTGGAACGGCTGTAGCATTAGCAATAGCGTTAGGATAACATATGGCAAACTTATTTAAACTACAAACAAAAAAAAATATTGGAATTGCTGATTCTGCCGTATATACATGTCCAAGTAATACTGCTACAACAATAATAGGATTAAACCTTTCTAACAAAACATCTTCTGCAATCACTGCCGATGTCACATTATTAAATAATGGTGGAGATAGTTGTTTCTTAGTTAAAGATGCTCCAATACCAATTGGAAGTTCATTAGTTGCAGTAGGTGGAGATCAAAAAGTTGTTATGAATGCTGCAGATATTATTAAAGTAAGTTCAAGTACAGCAGCTTCCGTCGACGTAATATTAAGTATTTTGGAGATTACATAATGGCTGGGATACTGAGTGTATCACAAATTCAAGGACTAGCAACTTCTTCTACACCTACAACTGTACAGATTGCGAGTGGACATGTATTAAATGCACCCGGGCATGCAATTCAAGTTGTTCATGCAACAGCAACAAGTGCAGTATCACAGAGTGGTAGTACCACAACATTTGCTGATACAGGTTTATCTGCTTCGATTACACCAAGTTCATCTAGTAGTAAAATACTCGTAACTGGTTATCTATCATTTTATGCAGCTGGGGGGAGTAATGGAAGTATGCAATTTAACTTTGCAGTTTGTGATGGCAGTAATAATATTTTAGATGGCACTAGTGCTGACAATGAAGGTTATAGAATTAATGAAGCATATGCCATGGCATTTAAACATCCAATTAATTTTTTACATTCACCTAATACAACGAGTTCGTTTACTTATAAAATGAGAATGAATGCAAAACTTTCTAATAATTCTGCGGTTTTACACTGTCAAAAAGGTGGCACTGGTAACAATATTAGCAGAATTACTTTAATGGAGATCGCAGGATGAGCCGTGTAGTCGTAAATGAGATCGAGGCTAAAATTGGTAGTGATATTACATTTAACGATACTGTTAAGATTGACACTATTAAAGGTAAGACGACTGCAGATGTAATTAATGTTCAAACAGGTAGTGTGACATCAGTTTTACAATTAGGAATTGCATCTCATGCTTTACACTTTAACCACAAAACACCTGCTATAATAAAATCATGGAATTTAAGTAGTGTAGCAGATGATGCAGCAGGAGAATATACAGTAACAATAACAACAGCTTATTCTGATATAAATTATATAATGACTAATTCAAATAATTTTGATGCTAATGGCCAAGGTGATGCAGCAGGTGGTCAATTACATTCTGATAACTCATCTGGAAATGAAGTAGCACCCACAACAACTGCATATAAAGTTAGAACAGATAAAAGTGGTACAGCTACTGGTGATTTAAAGTATGGTTACACCACAATACATGGAGACATTGCATAATGGCGTACTTAGGATCAAATGCAAATCAAACTGTAGAGCTAAGAAATACAAGATTTAGATTTACTGCAACCGAAGGACAAGCATCTTTCAGCGGGAATGATGCAAATGGTGTATCGTTATCTGCAATTGATAGCGCAAGTCATGTATATTTAAATGGAGCTAAATTATCTCCTGATGGTGACTTTACAACTAATGGCACTAATGTAGTATTAGCATCAGCAGCTTATCTTAATGACATTATAGAAATTGTTGAGGTTTCACAAGTTACAGTTACTGACGTAGGAGGAGCTGCTAAAAGATCTGGTGATATCTTTACAGGCGGAGTTACTGCTCCAACGATAACACTTAATAATTCCGCTCAACCTACAGGAAGTCAGGCTATTAAATATAGTAATGCACCATGGTTGGGGAGTAATTCAATAATACGAACAAACGCAAATAATATAGCCGAAAATATTTTAATTGATTCTGCAACAAACGGTATGAGCGCAGGTCCAGTACAAATTGATTCTGGTTTTACAGTAACAGTTAATGGTGAATGGAGTATAGTGTGAGTACGTTAAAGACAAATACAATACAGGCAGCGACTGGAACCACTGTGAGTCTTGCATCAGGTCATACTCCATCGGGATTTGTACCAGCTGGAGGAATTTTGCAAGTTAAACAATCAATAAGCGCTACAGCTAGTTCCGCTTTTAACAGCCGAACTTTTACAGATATTCCAGGAATGTCTGTCTCAATTACACCAAGTTCAACATCATCAAAGATACTCGTTAGTACATCATTGTCTTGGGGAAGCGCTGCAAATCCTTATGGAGGAGTAAGAATATTAAGAGATAGTAGTAATATAGCGATTGGTCCTAACACATCTTCTGGAGATACAAGAGCCACTTTTGGTTTACAAGGAGTAGATAATGCGTATCGATTAATGTGTGATAATTTTCAACTTTTAGATACAGCAGTTAGTACAACAAGTGCAGTTACTTACAAGTTACAGTGGAGCACAGGCGTAGTTCTATATTTAAATAGAGTAAATACTTTGCAATCAGGCAATGCAAATACAGTAAGTGGTGTATCAACAATAACTGTAATGGAGATTGCAGGATGACAACTAAGTTAAGAGCAGCAAGTTTTCAAGATAATGCAATAACTACAGCCAAGATAGCTGCAAATGCAGTTACTTCTGCTAAAATACCTGCAAATGCGATAGGTAATTCAGAGTTAGATCTAACTGCGGATTATGCTTTGACTGGAACTGTAAGTGGTGCTGGTGGTGGAAATATGGAATTGGTATCTAAAGTCACTAGTGTTACAACAGATTTAACTGCATTAGTTATATCTTTACCAGAAACAACAGACTTTGAATATCTTAAATTAATCATAAACTTAAAATCAGAAACAGGAACTAGTGGTAGGTGGAAAATGGTTGTTAGAAACACAGCGGACAATGCTTTTGATACTGGTAGCACAGACTACAGATATATGTATACATACAACTACAATAATGGTAGTGGTGCAGGAAATGCTCAAAAAGGTGACGTAAATGGTGCATCTTATATTGAATTTAACGAAGCAAACGCGGGAGATGGTTCTGATGATTTTGAAACTTTTCATTTAGTTTTAGATATGTATCACACAGTAGGCACATCTAAATTTCCAAGATTTAATTGGCAACATGGTATGGAAAAAAGACATAATGATGCATATACTTACAATTCTACTGGTTCTGCAATGTGTAGTACAGCTATAGGATTAGATCAAATAAAACTAAATAAAAATGACGGATCTGAATTTACTAATCAAGGATATACTTTATATAAGGTGATAAAATAATATGGCATATCTAGGTAGAGCACCAAACATTGGAGAGTTTAAGAAAGTAGATGTTACGTCTTGGGCGTTTAATGCATCTTCTATTTCCTTTCCACTAGGACACCAAGTTGGTGATGTTAATCAACTTATAGTGTCATTAAATGGTGTTATACAAGAACCAACTTCAGATTTTGTATTACAAGCAGGTGGTAACAATTTAGTATTTACTACAGCACCAGATTCAGGTGATTCATGTTTTGCAATATCAATTGGTGGTAATGCTGGTGATGCAGTAGGAACAGGAAGTATTACTGCAGATAAGCTAGCAGCAAATTTAAAAACATTTGACGAATTTACAAGAATATTTCTTGGAGAATCAGATAGTTGTACATTATCATTTACGCCATCAGCAAAAGGCGCTTTATTAGTTTCAATAGATGGCGTAATACAAGCACAGTCTAACTTTACTCTAAGCAGTAACACTATATCGTTTGATTCAGCACTTGATTCTAATTCAGTATTAAGAGTTGTAGATCTTGGAATTAAGAGTGCAGTATTTGTACCAGTCGATGGATCAGTAACATCGGGTAAACTTGCAGATGCATCTGTAAAAGTTTCAAATCTAGATTCATCAATAGTAATAAATAATGTACCAATACGAGTTAACACACAAAATATTATAAGTAGTATTACAGTGGATTCGGGAAAGAACGCATCGGTGATAGGACCAATAACAATAGACTCAGGTGTTAACATAACAGTTAACGGAAACTTTACGGTGATATAATGGCAGGAATACTAGGACTTACAGAATTACAACATCAAAACGGAACAAGTGCTATGACTGTTAGTAGTGGTGGTAATTTAACTATAAAAACAGGTACAACTACTGTACAAGGCGAAGGAAATGCCACAACTAATTTACAACAAGGATTAATTAAAGCGTGGAACAGGTTAGATGGAGATGCAAGTACATTGACTACTAATGATTCATTTGGTATTAGTGGGATTGTAGATATTGGAGTAGCTCGTTACACTTCAACATTCACAAATACAATGGCCAACGCACATTATTCAATAAGTGTTACTGGTGATATAGGATCTAGTGGTAGATATATGGGTATTACTAAAGGTACTTCAGATACATCAAAAGTTAATACTGTTATTTATGCTAATAACGCTTCCTTTGCTGATAGTGACCCAACAATGTTACAAGTAGCAGGAGACCTAGCATAATGCCAATACAAAGAGCAAAACCAAGATTAGTTGACTTAGATGAACTACCATTGACTTCAGTCACATCAGCAATGACAATAGCAAACTTACCTACAGGTAGTGTAGTGCAGACAATTACGGCCAAACACACTACACAAGTAACTAGCACTAGTGGCACTTTGATAGATACTGGATTAACTGGTACTATTACTCCAACTTCAGCTAGTAATAAAATATTAGTGACCGTTTTGCAAAATGGTGTTTACAAAGATGGTTCTGCTGCAGCAGGTTGTGAAATACAAATTTTTAGAGGTTCTACTTCTATATCTGCAATGGCAAAAAGAGCTGGAGGCGACAATGGAACTGGTACTGCTGCAACTATGAGTATTGGAACAGTTGGTGCAAGTATATTAGATACTCCAAACACAACCACTTCTACAACTTATAAAACTCAATTTAAATCAGCTAGTAATGCTTCATCTGTATATGTTCAAGTTTACGGTGTCGACAGTACAATCATACTTCAGGAGATTGCAGCTTAATAAAACAAAAACTGTAATGGAAATTAAAGTATGATAACAAGTATAAATAGTCATATTAAAGGAGAACTTAAATGAAATACGATATCGCCGGCGCCTTATCTGCTTTAAAGCCAGGCGCAGAATGGGTACTAAGAGGTAATGAATTCTCAGGATTAGAATGGTTAGACGCAAGTCAAACTGCTCCATCTGAGTCAGAAATTACTACAAAAATTACAGCTATGGATAATGCAGAAGCAGCAAGACTCTTAAGAGTTGAAAGAGATGCTAAGCTCGCAGGACTTGATTGGGAAGTAACTAAAGCGCATTCCAAAGGTGAAGCTGTAGCTAGTGAACTCGCAACTTATATGCAAGCATTAAGAGACTTACCTGCAGGCGCATCGCCTACTACAGATGCATTAGGCGACTTAGTTGCTTCATCTGTAACATGGCCAAGTAGATAATGACTAGAGCGAGAGAGACTGCTAAATCTGGTTTTCTTACGGAAAAGACATTTCCGACAGGATCAAATGTTGTCTTTCGCTTGAATGACAGTAACTTAGACACAAGCATAACAATTGCTGCAGATAAAAATGCAATGGTTGCAGGACCTCTTTCAATTGATAGTGGTCAAACATTAACATTACAAGGTAACTTGAGTATAGTATAATGGCAAGTATTTTAAAAGTAGATAAAATTAGAGGAACTGGACTCGATAGTGATACTATGAGCTTTGACACTAGTGGTAATATTACGATTCCAAAAAATGTCACTTTCAGTGGAACTGTTAGTGGTGACAATGTTGGTGCAATTGTTAAATTAGCTACGTTTAATATTACAAATGTAGCAGAGTTTATTGTTAATTCAACTTATATTAATTCTACTTATGATACATATAAATTTGTATATGATTTAATAGCTGCAGGCGAAACAGCTACTTTATATAATCAAGCAGTAGTAGGTGGTACAGTTGATACCGGTAGTAATTACGGATTTGAATGTTTTCCTTTAGATGGAGGTAGCACTAGAGTTAGTGATAGCACAAATGTTATGGCTGTTCATAATAAATACAATATTGGTAATGGAGCTGGAGAAGGTATATCTGGAGAGTTCACTTTATTTAATGTTAACTCAACTACAAGAGCTGCATGTATATCTGGTCATTCAACTAGCTATACTACTGATCCAGTTCCTACTCATCAGGTATTTGGCGGTGCTTATAAATCTACACAAAGAGCAAAAGTTCTTAATGGATTAAAGTTCTTTTTTGATGATGGTACACATAATATAGCAAGCGGATTTGTTACAATTTATGGAGTAGTAAAATAATGAGTAGATTAGTAGTAACAAATATCGAAACACAGAACATTATGTTTGATTCTGACACCACGGCTTTTACTATAGCGTCAGATGGCAATGTATCTGGCAACGGACTGGCCATGAGCAAGATATCAGAAAGTGTAGGAACTAACGTTGCACAATTTGATATTACAGGATTTAGTGAAACTTATGACACCTATTATATAAGCTTTGACGCAGTGGCGGCAAATGACAATATTCAATTTTTTGCTAAAATGTTTGTAGGCGGTACCTTAATAACTGCCAACCATTTTGGTTTTGAAGTTGTTACTAAAGGTTCTTCACCTTCAGTTTCTGAAGGAGACGATATATTTATCAGATTTGAGAGATATGGTACTGGAAATGCAGCTGGCGAGGGAATAACTGGAGGGTTTCATATATACAATAGAAACTCATCTACTAGACCTACTTCTGCAGCTGGTAGTTGTAATGGACTTTCTGGCAGCGCGAACCATGACCATTTATCATTTGGAGGAATTCAAAAACCTGCTTATGTAGGAAACGTAATGAGCGGAATAAGATTGTATTTTGCGAGCGGAAACATTGCTGCTGGCACAGTAAAATTATATGGAATTAAATAGGAGATAAAAATGCCAAGATTTAAGATGGTAAATGGAGACAGAATCCAGTTTACTGCAGAAGAAGAAACAGCAAGAGACACAGAAGAACAAGCATGGACAGACTCTGCTCCTGCACGAAGAATGGAAACAATTAGAGATAAACGTAATGTACTCTTAATTGACACTGATTATATGGGAAATTCTGATGTTACAATGTCAGATGCCTGGGCAGCATATAGACAAGCTCTTAGAGATATAACAAGTCAAACGCCAAGTGATGACGCACTAAGTAATATTAATTGGCCAACAAAACCGTAGGTTCAAATGGTAAGCACATTAAAAGTAAATAAAATTCAGATACCTAACAGTGATAGTGATGTTATATCACTTGATGCAAGTACAGGCAATATTACGCTCAATAAAATTTTAGGTGGAACTTCTATAACTGTACAGGGTGAAGGTACCGCTACAACTAGTTTACAGCAAGGATTAATTAAGATGTGGGCAGGAATGGACTTGTCTGTTACCGTTTTAGATTCTTTTAATGTTAGTAGTGTTAGAGATGATGCTGCAGGAAGAACAACTTTCTTTATTAACAATGATATGGCAAATGCTGGATATTCTCTTACGGGCATGGAAAATCAAGGGGAAGCTAACACTTGTATGGCTCAATCCCTTGCTACTGGTTCATTTCAATTTAATATATATACTGGTTCTGCTTATGTAGACAGAGATTGTGGAGTTAAGGTAAGTGGAGATTTAGCATGAGTACAATATTTGCTGATAAGTTTAAAAATACCGCAGGTGGCAATAACGTTAAGGTCAATCAGTTAAGTGGAATTGACACAGCAGGATCTATAATTATACAAGGTGAAGGTACCGCTACAACTAGTTTACAGCAGGGGTTAAGTAATCATTGGATTTCTGTACATATGGGCACTGGCGCAGTTAATGATTCGTTCAATGCTGCATCAATTACAGATAATGGCGTAGGAGATTTCACTAATTCTCTAACAAATCCTATGGCCAATGCGCATTATGCAAATACGATAGGTTCATTATATGTTGCAGCTTGGGGCCAAATAGGTTTTTTTAGATCTGATTCAGCAAGAACTACAACAATATATAGAACTGGCTCTGTTAATTATCATAATAACGGAAATGCTAAAGACAGTCCTCAGTTTGATACAAGTATAGATGGAGATTTAGCATAATGGCATTAAGTAGAATAGGAAAAGGTATAGGATTTAAAATTACACTGAAAACTGTAACTGCAAACACGATTATCGAGGCTACAGAGAACGCCATGATAGCAGGACCAATTACGGTTGCGAGTGGAGTAACACTGACAGTAAACAGTGGAGGAAGGTTGGTAGTCGTATGAGTACTTTAGCAGTAGAAAACATAACACACTCTAATGGAACTTCAGCAATGACTGTTAGTAGTGGCGGTGTGGTATCTTTAAAGTCATCAAGTTATGTGTTTGTCTATGCCAAAGGTTCTTCTGGTTATGTTACAGGAAGTACTGGTGATTATTTACCTTTTAATGCAGTTTATCAGCACAAAGGTACTGGTAATGCTGATTATAACACAACAACTTATAAATATACAGCTCCAGTTAGTGGCATTTATCAAATACATATGAAAACAATTGTAGCATCTACAAGTATATCTACTGATTATAGATTAAATGTTGATGGTACAGACCAGTATACTTTTACTTGGAGTGCTAGCAGAAATGTCGATCAATCTACATCTTTTTACTTAGATGCAGGACAAGTTGTTGGTTTTAGAAATGGTAATAATGCAGGTTATTATAGAAATTCTAATGACATGCCAACTGGAGATGTGTATACAGCAGGTTCATATCATTTATTGCAGGAGATAGCATGACATCAATTTATAAAAGTACTGATTTATGTTTAACAATTATGAAAATTAAAGGCTAGTAAGATAATGCCAAGTCAAATAAAAGTAGATGAGATTAAAAACGTTGCAGGCCAGTATAAGATTAAGACTAACACTTTAGAAGGTCAGACGGCTGCAAATAATATGACTATAAATTCTGGTAATATCACTGTTAAAGGTGAAGGTACCGGTACAACTAATTTACAACAAGGGTTAAATAAATCTTGGATTAACTTTAATGGCACAGGAACTATAGCAAGTCGTGACTCATTTAACGTATCTAGTCTTGCTGATAATAACACTGGTATGTATACAGTAACCTTTGCTAGTAATATGGCTAATTCTGATTACGCTACAGGTGGTGGAAGTGGTGAAAACAGTCAAGATGGAGGTAATAGAATGTTAGGATTGAGATTAAGGTCAACTACAGTACGAGAACTAAGGTCTTTTTCTGTTAACAGTAGTGCTACAGATAATGCAGAAGTTACCTGTGTAATAGCAGGAGATCTTGCATGACCGGCCAAATTAATGTAAATAAGATTGCAGCAAGAGGCGGAAATACTATTACGATTAATAGTGGTGATGCGCTCGATGTAACTTTAGTTAAAGGCGAAGGAAATGCCACAACAAATCTAAAGCAAGGGTTGGTAAAACAATGGTGTCATTTAGATTTAAATACAGAAAATAGTGTAGACGATAGTTTTAATACTTCATCTATTGCAGATGCTGCTACAGGAAAAGTAACTGTTACAAGAACAACTAATTTTGCTTCAATTAATTATTGTATGGCAAGTTCAGCATGGTCAGGTGGTAATAATTATGAAAGAAGTGGATCAAATCATGCAGCTAAAACAACAGCACTTCAGTTGGTTGCTGTAGCAATTAATTCAAATGGAACACTAGCAGACTGTCAAGATGTAGAATTAATGTATACAGGAGATTTAGCATGAGTACAATCGTAGGAACAAATATTGAAGTTACAAATCTTAAGTATGACTCTGATACAACCTCTATGATTATATCAAATGCTGGCCAGGTTACTATACAAGGCGAAGGAAATGCCACAACTAATTTACAACAAGGGTTAGCGAAGACTTGGGGTACTGTTGTGGCTCAAGCAACGGTTGATTCATTTAATAATTCTTCTGATACAGACGTAAGTGCAGGACAATTTGTACATAATTTTACAAATAACTTTACGGCAGCTAACTATGTAAGTGCTGCTAGTTGTGGTGCTGCAGGTGGTATTAGAACTTTTGCTAATACTAACTGGTACGAATCTAGTCACTATACTACTGCTTTAAGTAGAACTGGAACTTATGATGAAGCTGGTAGTGCATACAGAGATACATCCTTTAGTGTTGCTAGATTTGGAGACTTAGCATGAGTACATTAGTTATAGATACTATACAAGGTAGAGCATCTGCAAACTCGATTAATGTTCGTGGTGAAGGTTCGAATAATACAAACTTACAGCAGGGGTTGGCGAAGGTTTGGGCTAATACTTCTGGTGTTGGCACACCTGCTTTAGCTGATAGCTTTAATGTGGCAAGTGTCGCAGATAGAGGTACAGGAGTAGAAACATTTACCTTTACGACTGCTATGAGCAATATAAACTTTTCTACGCAAGCATTATCTGACCATAATACAGAGGGAGTAACTGTACAAATTGTACCTGATTTCGCTAACACAACAACGACATCAACATTGTCATCTGTCAATACTGGAGGTACTGCAAGAGATACAGATAAGAGCATCCTAATACACGGAGATTTAGCATGATTAATAATGGAGAAAAAATATGATAATTGAAACACCTGAATTTAAAGGTACACATTTATGGGACCGATTAAACTGGGCAAAACAAAAACTTGAGCCTATACAAACCGATTACAGAGTTGTTTGGGAAGATCCGAACGAACCTGATGAACCAGCAAAGATTACGATACCAGATCCTAACTGGTTAGCATGCGCAATGCAAGGTGGAATACTACCACCAGTAGAGTCTTATTGGGAACTAAAAAAAGATGAAGCACAACCAGATTTTAAGAAACATACAAGAGGTTATCTTTTGCATAATACGCAACCAGTTGGTAAGATGACCGAAGAAGAAGCAATTGAATATTTAATAATGAAAGATATTCCAGAACACGTCTGGAAAGATTATGATAAATCAAATCGTAAAAGATTAGTAATTTGTAAAAAGAAAAACCTTCCAAGCCATAGAGCATGGCGTAATTCATGGAAGATTAATCAAGAACAAAAAGTAGCATAAGGAGAGAGAAATGACTACAATGATTCAAGACAAAGACGGTGTAATTGCAATTGCACCAGCATCAGTACCAGACAGGCATTTTCGAAATGCATGGATATTTGATAGCGCACAAACAGCTATCACTGAAGACATTGCTGGAGCAAAAGTAATATTTAAAGAAAAGATAAGAGAAGTAAGAGCTCCATTGCTTGTTGCAGAAGATGTAATATATATGAAAGCTTTAGAAAGTGCTGATTCAGACGCTAAAGTCACAAGTGTTACAAAGAAAGTTGCACTAAGAAATGCACCTGCTGCGTCTGCAATTGATAATGCTGCCGATATTGCTGCGTTAAAAGCTGCATGGAATACTTCAGTTTTAGGTACTAGTCCATACGCTTAATACTATAAATAGTGTAAAAGGAATATAAAATGGCAGCTCCTAATTCACGAGGCACTCTAGCCGACTATTGCAAAAGACGTTTAGGCGAACCAGTTATCGAAGTCAATATTGATGAAGATCAAGTGGAAGATCGTATAGACGAATCGTTACAGTATTACAGAGAATTTCATTCTGATGCAACTGTAAGAACGTATCTTAAGCATTTAGTTACAGCTACGGATGTCACGAATCAGTACATACCTATAGCAACAAATATTATATTTATTTCAAAAATGTTTCCTGTTGCAGGTGGTATTGTTGGAGGCAGCGGTATGTTTGATATAAAATATCAAATGATGTTGAATAATATTCATGATTTAATGAACTTTGCTGGTGACTTAGCATACTACGAACAAATGCAACAGTATCTCTCAACACTAGATATGAAATTAAATGGCGCGCCTCAAGTTCAGTTCTCAAGAAGACAAAATAGACTTTATGTATTTGGTGATTTTGCTGATAAAGACATTATAGCAGGCGATTATATTGTAGCTGAAGTTTATACAGAAGTTAGCGATAGTGATCATACTTCTATATTCAATGATATGTTTGTAAAAGAATATACTACTGCGTTAATTAAACAGCAGTGGGGCCAGAACTTAATTAAGTTTGAAGGAATGCAATTACCTGGAGGAGTTATTTTGAATGGAAGACAGATATATGATGATGCTACTGCAGAGATAGCTACTCTTAGAGAAAATATAAGATCAGAACACGAATTTCCACCAGACTTTTTTGTAGGATAATATGGCAACCAGTTTATACTTCAGTCAAAAAGTAAAGTCAGAGCAAAACCTCTATGAAGATATAGTCATTGAGGCATTAAAGACTTATGGCCAAGACGTGTATTATTTACCACGTGATATTGTAAATGAGGACACTATATTTGGTGCCGACCCAGTTTCAAGTTTTAATTCATCTTATATGCTAGAAATGTATATTGAAAATACAGAAGGCTTTGAAGGTGAAGGAGATCTATTTACAAGATTTGGAGTAGAAATACGTGATGAAGCTACATTTGTAGTATCAAGAAGAAGATGGTCAGATACTGTTTCAAGATATGATAATGAAATCACAATAGATAGACCAGCAGAAGGCGATATAATATATCTGCCTTTAAGTAAATCTTTTTTTCAAATATCACATGTAGAACATGAACAACCTTTTTATCAATTAAGTAATTTGCCAGTATTCAAAATGAGATGTCAGCTTTACGAATATACTGGAGAAAATATTAACACAGGCGTTGATGAACTTGATAATCTAGATGCTAAGTACGCTTACAAATATATTCTTAGTCTTAATAATACAAGAGATAGTGCACAACTAACAGCAACATTAAATTCAGGCGCGTTATCTGCTATATCAATTGCTGATAGCGGTAATGGCTATTATGCAATCCCTGGTGTGGTAGTAGTTGATTCAAGTGGTAACGGTGCTGCAGTAACAGTTACTATTGATAGTAATAGTGGTGAAATAAACGGAGCATCTATAACAAATCCAGGTAGTGGTTATGTCAATCCAACATTTGTTTTCGCTAGTCCGTCACCTACGTTATTTAAAGTAGGTGAAACTATAACGTCTGTAAGTGGTACTACTGTTATGAGAGGTGAAGTTGCTAAATATTCTGATTCAGATGATAAAATTCATATCATTCATGCAGGAGCTGATGATGGAAAGTATCATACATTTGCAACAGGAAAGAAAGTTGTTGGATTAACTACTGGCGCTGGTGGAGTAATTACTTTAGTAGTAGAAGATAATCAATTATCTAACAATGAACAAAACGACGATTTTTCAACCGGAGCAGATTTCATTGATTTTAGTGAATCTAATCCATTCGGCGATGTGAGTAATAACTAATGTTTGGTGGACACTTTTATCATTCTAAAACTAAAAAAGCTGTTGCTTTGTTTGGTAGATTATTTAATAACTTATATGTTATTAGAAAAAATTCAACAGGGGCTGTAATAAGTCAACTTAAAGTTCCGTTATCTTATGCGCCTAAATCAAAGTATTTAGAAAGAATTAGAGAAAATCCAAACTTAACTGAAGATACACAGGTTGCAATAAAACTTCCTAGATTATCTTTTGAAATTGTTTCTATTGCTTATGATCCATCTAGACAATTAACTAAAGTTGGAAACTTTACTACAACTTCTTCAACAGGTGATACAACTAAAAGACAAAAGTTTTTTACCCCTGTACCATATACAATAAATTTTCAATTAAATGCATATGCTAAATCACAAGATGACGCATTACAAATTGTAGAACAAATAATACCAACGTTTAATCCACAATATGCGTTGACTATAAAACCATTTGCTGTAGAATTTCCAGATTTTAAAGAAGACGTACAAGTTATTATACAAGGTGTTTCTTTTTCTGATGATTTTGAAGGAGCGATTGAACAAAGAAGAACAATAATTTATAGCTTGGACTTTGAAATGAAAATAAGTTTTCATGGTCCGATCTCAGACACAAGCATCATACGTGATGTTAAAGCGAAAGTATTTGATATTAAAGCAGGTCTTAATGATTCTGA